ACTCACACTTCTCCCAGTAGCCACTACTGTCTTCGTAGTAAGTCCCGTCGCCTTTGGTATTTTTAATCTCGATAGGAAGGCTAAAATCAATCCCCATCTCTGTCAGTGTTTCGCTTAGTGGTTTCATAGTGTCCTATTTCCACTCCCATTCGTTACGATACTTGCAAATAACTTTGACAAGTTCGTCCCATTCTTCCCAGTCTAGGGTAACTTTAGAACTGTCGTCATCATCGTCATTTCCATAGATAGTCAGGAAAGAACCAGCTGCCTCATCATCGACGCCAACTTGGATGCTGTTGAAGATTGGATTCCAGCTAGGGTTAGCTGACTTAATGCTGACTTTTATTGGTATTGTTTTCATAAGTGTTATTAAATCCACTGACCGTCTGAGAATGGGTTGGATAATGGCTCTACGTGGTAATACTGAGTCTTTCCACACCTAGCACAGCATCTCTTATGCATCCCGTGGTATCTCCATTTATGAAGACCGAGTCGGCAGGATATTGATATTGATTTCATAGTGTGTGCTTGTGTTATTGGTTAGATTATCCCCTATCGTTGTAGTCTAGCTACGACTGCAGGGAATAATCGAAGTAGTGCTTAGTTTATGTGAGTTTATGTTGTCACAATTCATTAAGTCAACTTGTGACAGCAACTCTCGGTTTACTTCTGGTGTGTTTATTTCTTTTTTCGTTTCTTGTTGAGTGTATCGAGAGCGTCAAAGACAGCGTCAGGTGTTAGCTTGGCGTAGCGCATCGTGACTTGTATAGACTTGTGTCCCATCCAGTCTTTGACTGCGAGTAGTGGGACTCCTGCTTGCACTAAGCGAGTAGCGCAGGTGTGTCTACACAGGTGAGGAACAAACTCCTCGTCATCCATGTAGCCTAGTATGTCACGGACGTTGTTCCATTGTGTGCGTATGTTAGATTTAGTGTAGTTAAAAACTTTACTATTACGGTGTGCAATAGAAGTAATACTATTATCTATAGTAGGATGGGTAGAGTTTATGTCAAGCGCATTCCACTTGTTAGTCATAATCTCTACGACCTCATCCGATAGTGGAACGATACGCATCTCTCCGTTCTTAGTTCTGTAGTCGTGACCTCTCGCCCATACATACATCTTCCACCTGTTGGATTCCTTTACGATGTCCTTGTATTGGACACGGCACAGCTCGCCTGTACGCAATCCTGTATCTATGAGAACCTTTACGAAGTTAGCGAAGTCTTCCTGTCCTAGCCTTTTGTTGGTAGAGATGATCATCTCCTCCTCTTCGGGCGAGAAGTATCGTAGCCTACCTTCGGATGCCTTGTATCGTTTGAACTTAGGCACGTTCTGTATCCAGTCCCTGTCGTGTGCATACTTCAGGCACACCATTAGAGCAGACATCTTGTTGTTGATTGTGCCGTTACTGTTGCCTTGGTTCTTTAAGGTCTGGATGATTTCATCAATCACTATCGTGTTGATTTCCTCAACCCTAATGTTAGTGCCGACAATCTTTTGGATTAACTCTACGTTGCGTAGCGCATTGATGCCGTTAGCTGTGTCCTTCCATACTGCTTCATAAACAGTATCGGTTAGACCCTTCAGGGTTAGGCTCGCATTCTTCGTGCTAAGTATGTGAGTGACTTTCAGTCCTAGTTTAGAGCGATGCTCTAGGTTAGTAACAAAGTCTTCGGCATCTGCCAGACTCTTGAATAGTCTGCGAACTCGCTTGCCTTCTATGTGTGCATCAGCCTGCCAGCTCTTGCCTCTCCGTCTTATCTTCATAAGTTCCTCCGTGTGTGTGTGTTGTATCGTAAAACATAGGGACTTCTATGTCAATTAGATTTGATATTTAAAGCCTAAAGTTTACCCGTAATGATTACCCTTAAAGGGTGCGTCTACTTATGATATCTTCAAAGAAATTCTTCAGAGATTCCCTGCCTAACTTTGTTAGTTGAACGCACTTAGCCCTTTTGTCATCAGCATTTGTATCTGATTCAATTAACCCTTCTTCTTTCAAGTGCTTAATGTAACAATCGAAAGCACGATTGGAACATAATATATTGCCCCTTAAAGTCTTAACTTTAATTGGTTCTTTTATAGCAAGGGTAATGAGAATAGCAAATTTGTGATTTCGTTTGCTGTCTATTATCCTACCTAGAGGTGTGTCTTTATTACCTGCCGTATACAGAAGTTCAAAGAAAACTTTTAATGGGTGTGTGTATCGCTTGTCTAGTGGCATAATTAAATGCGTTAATATTAAATAATACAACTGAAATTAACAGCAAAGTTTGCTGTAATTTAGGGTAGGTATACGGTAGGCTCGTCATACTCCCTGAAGAAGTCTTTAAAATCATGTAATGATTTAATAGGACATTCAATCTCGTCGATGTTGTTGTCATACCAGCCAGACACGAAGACATCATGAAGGGTGTCCCCTTCGAGAGCCTTACGCTCGCCGTTACACGCCATCACATCCATCCCGATAGGGTAGCTTGTTGCGTTGTCGTATATAACGACACGATTAGTTCCAGTATGACACAGGTAGCCTGCTTGCTTAGGTAGTTTGATTACGTATTTCATAGGTGTGTTATTGTAGTTGCTTAGAATTGTGATTGGAATTCGCTTATGTGTGCTTCCAACTGCGCACTCACGTGACGCTCTGCTTCAAGATCGTATTTTAGTTGTGTGATCTCGTCATCCTTAGCGCGCAGCTCGTGCTTAAGCTTCGCTACGGTTTGCTTGTGTTGAAAGGCTGTGTCCATTGTGTGTTGTGTTGTGTTATACATAATAAAATGTGAGCAGTTTATTGTCATGCTCAGGACATTTGGGAGTAGGGGTTTCAGTTATGCAGACAGCAAAGTCTCGCCAGTGTTGATTAGCTCACGACCTCTGTTGATGTGAGCTATGCGGTTGTTGATATTGTGCAACTGCTCCAAGGCAGATGCCTTCTGTACAGCACCTGCTCCTAGCTCTGACGAACGCCAGATTGCAGAGCGATCCTTGGATGTTTGACGGTCGCCGTGAGTGAGTAGCTCCGTGACTCCGTTGAACATGTCGTAGGATGTCCGTCCGTTGTTGCCTATACCACCGATGGCAAGCCGTCGAGCCTCGTGAGCCTTGTTACTACTTACAGTAGACAGCTTGTTGGACTTGTTGAAGAACGAAGTTGCCCAAGCAATCATCTCTGGATAAGCCATAGGAGTTTCGGCAGTGCGGTTAAGCTTCCCGTAAGCAACCCTGCGGTTGGCGAAGATGGTTTCAAGGTGTTGCATGACGTTCTCGAATCGCACCTCAGCGTTCCTAGTATGACGAACACGGAGCTTGAAAGCTTTGCCTCCGTTCTGCTTCGCCAGACGGAAAGTGTTCTGGCAAATCATACGGACACTAGTGTCGAACATCTCGAAGGCAGAGCTACCATCGTGAGAGCTGTAGAATGTAACGTAGTTATCGAAGGCATCACCGTTGACAGTGAAGTCCTCATCCTTGACCTTGGTCTGAACAAACACTCGACCACCATTGTGGGTATATCCTCCACCCACAACTTCATGCTTTGTGCCTTCAAGCGATTGGTGCATCGCTTCCCAGATACGGGAGTTTTGGATAGGCTCGTAGCCAGAGCCAACCACTCCGATAGACTCGTTAGAGTCAGAGCGATTGATACTGACATGGGATTGAATAGGCAAAGGATACTTGCCTTCGAGTAGTGCCACCATAGGTGTCTTCTGAACATCCCAATTGAGTCCGATATCATCAACAGAGTTGATGCTGTCTGTGATCTTGTTAGACCAGCCGTTTTGTTGTGTGTTTACGATGTATGTGTCTTGTTTCATGTGCAGTATGTATATCTGATTATGTATAAGCTGACAGGCTCGTCAGTGCTGGAAGGTTACCAGTCAGACAAGGCATTGCGCCTTGTTTCGCCTTAGTCGTTTTTGTTGAGAGCTTCCACTATAGCATCCTTGTCAACCCCTTGAGGGTTTTCGGATGGGATTTGGTTTTCAATCTTCGCCAGCAGTTGTGCCACAAGGTCGGAATGATACGGGTCTTTAGTCTTGAGCAAGCGATTGAGTTGCTTGCAGGTAGATAGGATTTGATTGAGCATGATGTTATGATATGTGGTTGTGTAATGTTACTTGCTTACTCGAACAAATTCGTCAGCAAGGTCGTTGATCAAATCCCATATGTCTACTGCAGGGAAGAACTCGAACGGTTCCCATGCGTTAGACTCAATGAACTGATCTAATTTGTCGGCATCAAGGTCAACGAATGTTTCGGGTAGTTCCTCACTTAGGTAGTAACGTGAGGCTAGGATTAGTGCGTCTTCTTTTTCCATAATTTTGTCGGCATGAATCGCCACTTTACTTTGTCTTGATTGTACTACGCAGACTATACGTATGTGATGGTGTATCCGAGAAGCTTCAAAGCTCCGATGTTACGTTCCGTAACTGTCTTTTGTCCTGTTAGAATCGAGATAGCCTTGGCTTGATCCTTGTCTACTACGTAGAACAGTTCGTTGCCATAGACCTCTCGCTTGCGGAGTGTGATGGTGTTTCGCATTTGCATAATTGTGTAGGATGAGTTTATGTGTTTGTTTTTGGCGAGATTCGCTGACCTACTTTTGTCTTGATTGTACTACGCAGACTATGCACAGTGTGTGCCTATCAGACCCTCCGAAAGGATTTCGCCTTTGCCGTTTCTAGTTCGAAGAGCTACTGCTTCGGCTGACTTTACAGTCACAGTAGGGTCGACCCAGAGCCGAAAGCTATCATACTTGTAAGGATTGTAAACAATCTTTACATCCCAGAATCGATCAGCATCCCAATCGTCGAGGTAGCCTGTAACGAAAGCATGCACATTCTTTCTGCGCTCTTTCAAGACACGCTGTCTGCCAGCCTCGCTTACCTTGAAGGTAACATCAAGGAGTTCGATATGGTCAGTATGACCAACTACTAGCCCGTGCTGTTGAACAGAATAGCAGTTGCGGTGTAGATTCCAGTAAACCTTTACAGGTTTGGACTTGTCTATAGTGCGATTTTTTACTGATTGCATAATTGTGTAGGATTGGATTGTGTGGTTATTTGTTAAGATCGTGAAAGCTTTTACGAATATACAGACCATAGTCTGTTATCTCGCCCACCTTCTCGAAGTATCTGCCTACATACCTAAGAAGGTCTTCTTCCGTCTCAAATGTTTCATAGACTACGTCTACATTGCCGTCGTTTTGGAAAAGGATGAAGCCTTCTCTGTTAATGACGTTGTTAACGTAAGCGAGTTTGTATATTGTAGGTGTCATAATTGTGTAGGATTGGATTGTGTGTGACAGGCTCGTCAGTATAGGCAAGTTACCTATAGACGGTCTTTCGACCGTTTCGCCCTAGTCAAGTATGATGGTGAAGCCAGAACGATCACTACGTGCATCGCCCTTAGCTCGAAGACCAACAAACACACCACTTTTATCTAAAAACCGTAGGTCAGTCTTGTCGCCGTCAACCACTTCACGACCGTTGTAATCTGCAGGCAGTTCGTCCGCCTTCTTCGTGCTGAAAACTGCGGCTACGTTACCACCTGCCTCAACCACCTTGGCAACTGCTTCATCGTTACACTCAGATTTACTGAAAGTAAGATGGTAATTGTCTGGCATCTTGCCTTCGGCATGAGCTATAGCTCGGTTAGGATTCTTTGTGTAATCGTAGAAAGCTACGCTTGGAAACCTATTCATCAAGGCTACGCCAAGTTTACCGCCGAGCTTCTCCCAAGGCAGGTCAGATGTGCCATTCAGTCGAATTGCAGGTGTCATGCCTACCTTGGCGGCTTTGTTGACGATTTTCTGAATGTCGATTGCCAATAGTTCTACGAACTCCTTTGGATTCTCGAGAAACCTTAAGGTTTTGGCTATCCTAGCTTTGACTACGGAGTCCATCTTGCCTCGCCCTGCACTGTATAAGCAAACGTCCCTGCACCCATCTGAAGCGAACGGACAGATATTCACCTTCGGTGAGGCTTCGTTAGCTGGAGCTAGGTAAAGAATACCTGTAAGGTATCCAGCGTTAGAGCCTTTGCTTGTTTTAGCATCGGCATTTACTGAAAGTAACTTCGTGTTTACTGTGGTCATAATTGTGTGGATTTGGATTGTGTGATTTTTGTGGCGAGAGTCGCTACCTTACTTTTGTCTTGATTGATCTGTGTGTACTAGGCTCATCAGTGACGGAAAGTTACCGCCAGACGGTGTAAACACCGTTTCGCCTTAGTTACCAAGGTAACAGAGATGCCCCAAGTTGACGTTGTATTTGTTCGACGTTAGAACTTACCTTCGGTATCTGCCAGCCAGCTAGCACCTTCGTCATCTTAGGCTTAAAAGCCTTGCCGTAGATGCTAACAGCTGGTGCTTCATCAGTAGCTCTCCAGCGAAGCTTTACGCCTTTGTATCCGTCTTCCTTGTAGGTGTCACGTTCAGCTTCCAGCTCGAACTTTGCTTCTTCTTGGTCGTAAGAGCCGTAGAGGACTGTTTTGCAGTTAGCGACTACTTCGTAGTATTTGTACATTTGTGTCATAATTATGTGTGGTTTTGTGTGATTGGAATTGTGAGTGTAAACTGTGGGTGATTATTTGATTTCAGTGCCGTGAGAGTCAGCTTGAACAAGTTCAACACCGTGCTTCTCAGCAAGCGATTCACAAAAGATCTCAAGATCTTCGCCAAGTAACCAAACTTGAGGTGTAACCTCAGATTCGCCTTTATCTTTGATAAGGTGATTCATCTCCACTTTACCTTCGGTAAGAGCCAAGGTGAGTGAGCTTCTTCCGCCGTCTTCGACTTCAAAGCTGAACGATAGTTCAGTAGGTGATTCATCGGTTTCACCGATAGTGTATGAGACGAAGTCTTCGCTGTTCGTGCTTTCGTTATCGAAGATAACCTCGGTGAATTCTTCTGCGAAGAGTGAGTCTGAGAACCATTGTTTTTGAGCAGCTTCCATAATTGTGTGGGATTGGAATTGTGTGTTATCGTGCCGTGATTGGCTTGGCTTGACTCGGAGTGAGTTGCCGCCACCATTATAACAACCTTGTCAAGTTGCCTCGTGTGATCAGGACTTTTTTCAGCACGGTATCGTACGCATAATGCACAGGATACCATACGAAAAGATGAAAAAAGTTTTGGAGAGAGCTTCGCCTCGTGCGTGATCATGTTCGGTGATCGCATAATGAGTGCGGAATGATGCGGACGCAGTGCGCCTCAAGACTTTAAAAGTCTTATACTTGGAGAGGTGCTAGAGCTTCGCTCTAAAATGAAAAAACATCTGTGTAGAAAAAGATGAGTGAAGCAGACCGAAAGCTTTCAAACACGCCTTCCTTGTGCGTTTGACAGGCTATATCGGATTTATAATCCGTTGCAGTAGCTGATAAACAAAGGTCTTTAGACCTTTCTGTGACGAAAGCTGTGCCAATCCTCACCCTGAAAGGGTGTATGGGGGGTTAGCGGTAAATCACACGTATATAAACCCTCTCACATTTTTGTAACAAAAACAAAAAGGGAGCCACCACCGAGCATTCCCAGCAATGACTCCCCCACACATATAACAACACACACACGTTGAAATTATGCTCATGACAATATGAAGTTCTAATCCTCAAATTGCAAGATAAAAGTTTTAAAAGATTGTCCGATAAGAGTGCTTGACAGATTTAGAACTGCTCTTATAATTATTATATACTAATACGAGATGGTGCTAGAACTAGAGAAGGAGACATAGTCTCCAACAGACCTAATTTCTAGGTCAAGAACTAGACCTTATATATTATATATATTATATCCAAGAGGACTGTGATCTAGTTGTTCTCTTATAGTAGGCATCCATGAATTCATCTAGTTGTTTAGAGGCTAGGTCGTCTCTTCGTTCCTTAATCTTCATGTCTGCATCTTGAGCCATTTGTTCTACCCAATAGTTGCAAGCTATACTAAGAGCATCTAGTCTATCGTCGTTCCTTAAAGCTCCTCTGAGCCTTGTTAGTCTTGTTAACTGGTACATCATCATGTACCTAAGTTGTTGTTCTGCTGGATATCCTTGTGCAGTCTTGTAGTCGTTCTCAATAACAGAGGGTGCTATAACAAGTCTGTGAGCTGCTAGAAGAGGCTCAAGGGTGTCTATGATCCGTTTCTCTTTCTGTTGATGGTGACGTACCTCTTCAAGAGTGCAGGGGTATTCTCGGCTAAATATGGGCGTTATAAGCTGGGTGAACATACCATCACCGAAGTTACTCTCTGTAATAACAGCGTTTACTTTGTTCCTCTTAGCGATACGGACTAGTTCTAGCAAGGTAGGTTCTTCGTAACCACCTTTGAGTCCTCCAGCCTCTGGAACAAACAGAGTTCCGTTGCACATCTTTACTACAGCGTAGCCAGTCTCGTCCTTACCTCTACCAGAGGGGTCGATAGACATAACAGAGCCAGTGTAAGGTATCATATCCCCTAGAATCTTCATCGGTCTGTAGAAGCGGTCGCCTCTCATTCCTACATTGGGAAGTCTTTCCCACTCTAGCTCAGGTGTCTGCGCCCATACTAGCTTCTCTGGTGCAACATCTGGGTCAATATCTTGCACAACCAAGTTGCCAAGTTTAAGAGGATAGCGGTCAAGGTCAGCAAGGTTGGGGTTGAGCATGAACTGCATTGCATAACCAGCTGATCCATAAGAAATCTTTCGCTCCTGCAAATCAAAGTCTGTAAATCGTGTAGGCTCGGCTGAATCGCCTTGGGTATCTTCATCTATACAGAGGGTAGACAGTGTGTCTCCATAAGTGTTCAGAGCTTTCTTGGGGTCTACCTTCTCAGCAGACCATACCTTAGTTGTAAATCCTCGTTCCTGTAGTTTACTGTAGAGGCTGTCCTCACATTGCGGAGTTCCTAGAACAATAATTCTAGAGGAATCGTTGGGCTTGATAATAGCGTCAAACTCTTTGACTTGTTCTGATAGCTTGTCTCTCATCTGCTGTGTAGCAGAGTTGTTCGCTACCTCAATGTCATCTGCAATGATGATGTCAGCACGAGAACCTGTCAGCTGTGACGTGATACCTAATGATTTGACAGAGGGTGCGTGAGAGGCTCCAGACGGTCCAACATCAAACGATACCTTAGAGAATCGCTGGTCAGCACTGGGCTTCAAGAAGCTCAGAATAGGGATGTCATGAATCAGTCTCAGCGTGAACGTAGAGAAGTCATCAGAACGTGTCTTCGATGCAGAGACAACAAGGATGTTCTTAGTTGGGTCTAGGAACAGTTGGTGTACTACGAACGCAGAACAAATCCAAGACTTGCCTACTCCTCGAAAGCCTTGAACCACAGCCCGCTTTGGACCGTGCTGCATGAAGTCAGCGATATCGTACTGTATAGGTGTTGGGTCACGCTTGATCTGTTCTAGCGAGTGCCAAATGAAATACAGGAAGTTACGAAAGTCTTTGAGTTCGTTAGGTATTTGTGGCTGCGATTGGTTCATCATCTTCACGGAACGGCAACACCTCTACTAAACTTTGCATAGGGCTGTCTTCCTTGACGGAGGCAGTGACTTGATTGTCTTTGAGTAGCTGCCTAGCTACGTTGAGGATTGCTGGATTTGCTTCTCCAGACTTGATGACGGTCAGTAGCTCTTCGATTGTGAGAGCCATCAACTCGTCTAGTAGTTCTTTATTTCCTGCCATTCTTAATCTCCTTCCATAGTTTAACGCTGACATAAGCGAGTGAAACAAGTCCGAGCAGTATTGCAACAAACGTGTTCACGTGTTCGAGAGTTATTGTACCTAGTAGTCCAGCGATGGCTACAGCAGGTGTAAGGTGGCTATCGTTGTTCATGGTATTATGCGAGCTTGAATCCTGTAAACCAAGTTTGTGCTGCGCCTGAAGAAATGTTTTGATTTTGTTGTCCTGCCCCATTGTGATACACTCTAAAATCAACAACATCACCAACTGCCAAATTTAAAACCTTACTTACTTGTAAGTCTAAATCTTTTGTCGTTGCACTAGTATCGTAAACTCTATGTTCCGCTTTATTGGCATCATTTACTCTAATTTGTACCTGTGAAAAATGTGAATTTGAATTATGCCCCCAAATTGCAAGTATGCGCACGTGACCATTAAAACAGTAACGTCCTGCCTGTCCTGACGGAACTGTGAAGTTATAATTAGTCGTATCCCAAGCTGAGTCGGTGTCCCAATCTTCTGTATCTAATGTTAATTTAGTTGCACTTTGATTTGGTACACTTTGGTCAGTAGATAACCTTACTGCAAATGTAGGACTGTTACTCGCACTTGTTCCATCAGCACCATCAGCACCATCAACACCATTCGTACCAGCTGGACCTTGTGGACCAACAGCTGTGATGCTATCCGCAGCGTTCTCACGCACTTCTTGAGCTGCAAACAAGCCTTGTCTGTAAGCTGTGTCCAAGTCACTCTCCGATAACCGTGAACCGTTCTGGAAGTCTACCAGAGGGTCTTGTGTCGATGCACGGTAAATACGAATAGCACCAGCAGAACTGTAAGTGCCAGCATCAGCGACAGTGACGGTTGTTACGCCATTGTTTGTTGCTGCATCAGTTACTGGAAGCTCTGTCCATTCTGAGGCGGAGTTAAGTTTACCGACAGCTTTAATGTCGGCTAAGTTTAAAAACTCAAAACTTACCGTAAAGGATGTTGAGCTTGGATTAGTTATTGATTGATATGACAATAGCATCTCACAGTTGGTTAGGGGGGTTAATATATTATGCGTCTAGCAATGCTTGTAATGTTTCGGTTGAAGCACCTCTCTGTGCTTGTTTGTTGATAGAGCGCATACGTGTATACTCTTGTTCGATTTCTGGAAACTCTTCCATCATCAAACTCAGAGAGCGTGAACGGTACTTGCTCAGGACTCTATTGATAAGTTTAACTCGAGGACTCTTCAAAGCTCCGTCCGTAAGTGGAGAGAGTCGTTGGTATCTTCCACTCTTGATTAACTTCTCAAGTTCTTGTCGTAGAGTTCTTCCTCGAATCTTAGTGTTGCTTAGGAGTTCTAAACGTCTGTCGTAAGCAGACTGTCCCTTATCATTAACGAACTCGGTCATGTCGATACTACGGTCAAGCATTGTGCTTGTCTGAGTGAATCCATGATCAAGTGCTGCAAGTTCTTCAAACACTACGTCACCGTCTCTTGTTGAGATAGACGAAGGATTGAAAGGACCAACAACTGGATACTGTTCCATAATAACAGGCTCACCTAAGATGTTACGCTTGGGGTCTAGGTTGCCGTTACCAAACGGAAGCTTCTTCATGAACGCATCACTAAGGCTACGAACTTCTCTAGAAGTTGTGTCACCCATAACGGACTGACCTTGATACAGAACATTGGGAACAAACCCACCAGCAATGTTTCGGATTGCTCGTTCCATCTTTTGGTCAGGCTCAGAGATAGCATCAGTCAGGAACTTAAGACCTGCTAGATAAGACTTCTCAGTTACGTTACGTGATAGAGATATAGAAGCTGCTGCGAACATCTGCTCGGCAGTGGTTGTGTTGTGGCTGGCATGTTCATCCAACTGCTCAACAATATCTACAAGAACACCAAAGTGTGTTCCAAGCGGATCAAGACCTGCAAAGCTTGCGTACTTGTTACCAAACTTAAGAGAATACTTCTGCCATCCTGTTGCTTCAAGAGTCTTGCGCTGTGCAATATCTTTTGGACCACCACCTGTAATGAAGTCACGGTTTGCCATAATCATATACAGCAACGTGCCATTGATCATAACAGATGTAGCAATCTTACCTCGTGTTCGTGCAACCTCGATTGGGTTACGAGACTCCAGCTTCATACGCAACTCATCTTGAGTTCGTTTCAGCATCGGCATATCAGGCATCATAGCAAGTGCGCTACGACCTGCATCCATCACACCACCTGATGCACGATCAAACGAGAACTTCAGAATGTTTACTGGAGTCCGAATGAACGGAAAGATCAGACGAAGTGGTGGAACCTTCTGCGTCATCGCTTGCGCCAAGTCTGCGAAAGCACCAGCATCGTTCGTGAATGTTCCGTAACGTGCTTGCTCTAGTGAGCGAGCTGCTACGTTGTCAATGTCAGAGATGTTCTCTAATCCAAGACCACCTTCTTCGTATGACTTAAGCATGTCTGCACGTTTCTGTGTCTCTTCGCCGATGATACGGTTTACTTCAGCACCTCTCTTCTGAGGAGTCATTGGCTTCTTGCCAGCAGCTACAAGTTCGTCATCCATCTTCTTGACGGATGCTTGTGCAAACTTCATCACACCAGCATCAGAGAACGCACGTTCACCGTCCACAAGGACAGCGTCCATACCTCTCATGACATACTCGGTCAATGCGTCAGGGTCTTTGATACCTAACTTCATACCTTTCAGTGTCCATTCTATCTTTGCGTTCTGACGGAATATCGATTGTTTGAAGACTTCGTCCATCGCCATGAGAGTCTTAGCAGGAATGTTAACAACATTCTCACTGAACCAGTTCATGGAGTTCTTAATTGTCTCTTCAGGAGCAGCGTTATCAAAGTATTTTGGAATACCTGTGTTCGCTGTGTTCTCAAGTGGGTTACGTCCTATGTCCAACAGTTGGTCTTTCATCGAATACACATCTAAGAAATACTTCATAGACTCACGGAACGACTCAAAGGTTGCCATCTCTTTCAACACCATACGAGTGATAGCAGGGTCAACTGTAAGTCCACCGATTGCTAGCTCAGTTTGAAGAAGAGTCTGAGTAATCATGTTACCAATACCATTCTTCATCATAGTGCGAGGACCAGACAATAGGGAGTTGATGAACCAGTTCTGTGCCATCTCCATGAACTTGCCACCTTCGGAAGCTCGTCCTGCTTTAACGACACCAAGCATCTGGTCAATCATGTCCTTGGCTGAGGTGTTCTTAGGATCGCCACCTGCAAGAATGATTCGGTTAATTAGAACATCAAAGTTGTTCTTCTCTCCCTTGTTGCTTGCCATGTACTGGTTGACAATTTCTTGAGAGCGTCGCTCTGCTGCTGATAGACTTAGCTTAGTCCTAGCAAACTGTGTTGACTGTAGACCTTGACCAAATCCTCGACGGAGGTTCGAGCCAGCAGCAACTAGGTTCAACATCTTCTGGATGTCTCCCATCAGTTCTGCGCGGTCTGCATCAGTAGCTTCAGCACTTTGCGCTGCAATCTTCTTAGCTTTCTCAACGATGTCAGCACCTTGCTGTACGGCGATAGATTCTACTGTATACATACGAGCTGCAATTCGACGCAACGCTGCTGCATCATTACCTGCTGCTCGGACTTCTGACTCAATTATGTCAATCTTTTGACCAGACATCTCAGCCATTCGTCGAGCTTGCTCAACAGCCTGAACGACACCGCCACCTTTAAGTCCATCAGAACCTTGTAGCGTACCGTCTTCATAGAAGCCTATGCTTCCTGTTCTTTCCATTTCTTCGAGAACAGAAGTCTCAGCCTTCGCTAATACTTCACCAAGGTCGTATGCTGTTTCAACTTCACCGATAGCCTTGACCGTTCCTTCAACAGCAATTTGACCACCTCTGTTTTCTACAGTGATACCAGATTTATTTTCACCAGACTTCTGGAAGAAACGATTCTCGTTCATCCGTGTACCTCTTGACCTGATAGGATTAACGTACGGTGTCTTGTAACTCTCTACAGAATACTTTCTGTTTTGCTTACTAACTAGGTCAGCAAAGTTTGAGATAGTGTCTCCTAACAAAGTTCCCTTAGCGTCAACACCAAGAAAGTCTTTAAAGACCTGAATGATATTATCCCATAGACTTGTGTTACCAGTCTTAACACTCTTTAGATAATTCTGGAACTTAGTGTTGCTCATCGCTTCAGCTAAGAACTCATCTACGTTACTAAGACCGTACCACTCTCCAATACGAGAACGCATACCTGCGTTATCTAAGAATCCTGTTGCATCATTCAAGCTTCCCATGATTCCCTTGAACTCTTCAGGAGCGTTATCAAGAGCTGTCTTGTAGCTTTCCAGTAAACGCTTGAGTGGTGGAGCTGTGTCAGCACTAGCAATAAGTTCATCAACCTTTGCTAAGTAGTCAGCACCTTTAAGAGTGCTAATTGTAGATATTTCTGGTGGGATAAAACGTACTTGAGCTGCGTGAGTAATTTCGTGAAGCAATGTTGCTTCCGTGAACACAGCATCTCTTGCCATCTCTCCATCTGCAATCTGTGTTCGGTTTGAGTAAAGATCAATAGTCTGTTTATTGCCTTTAAATCCAAACGATCCAAATGAGTCGGAGTCTTCTATGATAGTGCGAATAGTTGTTTCAAGGAAGTCATTGTCCTTTCCTAAAATTTCTAAAAGACCAGCTGCTACTCTTTTAACTTGAGGTGTCGATCCATTCTCAGCAAAACGCTCAAGCGCAAACTTAGCGTTTGTTTCTCCAGCAATGTTGCCAGAAAAATCTCGCTCCATTCCTATAACTTCTTTGTCGTTTAAATAACGAAGTGCGGGAAGTTGCATTACTTGTTCGAGTGCTGGATCCTTAATCTCTCCACTATTCTTTGCTTCGTCGCCAGTCTTGAGTCCCCACAACCGTATTTCTTCTACGGACTTCTTCATACCTTCATTAAGGTTAATTGAGAAAGAAGGTTGAGGTTGTCCAAACTCTTTAGATCTCATTTCTGGTTTGTACTTCCTGAAGTGATCAAACATGGTATCTTCTAGAAGAAGCATAGTGTCAAAGTCCCACGATTCACTGTATAGCTTATCAAGTAATTCTGTGAAGTCTTCGTGGTATTGAAATTTCTCCAGCATGTCATCTTCTAAGTCAGACCTCTCTAATTCAAAATCAAAATCTTTAAGCAAAGCTTCTTCAGAGGACATCCACCTACC